CTCATATCCTCATCTTTATTGGTAAGAGGATTCTTTTGATTCTGCTCTACTGATAGCCATTTCTTAGCTATAGTACTTCTATTCTTTGAGCCTACAGGTCTACCTTTAGGATTACCAGATTGCCCTTTTTTAAATGGTATTAAGTTTTCTTCATTCGCCATTGTTCGTTTTTTTGTATGGTTTGCCGTTTATCTTTACTTCTAACGCACTATCAAGCATTAGCATACGCTCAACTATCACTTGACAATATTTAGGATCTAATTCCATTCCGTAGCATTTGCGATTTAATTGATGGCATGCTACCATTGTTGAGCCACTACCAAGAAATAAATCAAGTACCAAATTACCTACATTAAAAATATTAAAACACCATTTTGCTAAAGCAGTAGGTTTTTGAGTTGGATGTACTCTTTTCTCTTTATTTTTCATATCCTCTTGAATCATTCCCATCCACTTCCACTTAAATATTTTTGTTGACTTTTTATAGCTTGTCCAAGCAAGTTCGCAATCAGCAAAATCTGTTTGGCCATTGTCTTTATCCCAAACCAGCCAACAAGAAGATGGTGCCAATTTTTCAGCGTAATAATTAGCACCCCATAATACAACATTATCACAAATAGATATTGCTAAAGTTATTGCCTCATAAGGTATTTCTTTATCCCATTCATTTATACCGTAATCAATCTTTTTTGCCACACCTCCTCCTTTACCTTGGCTTTGGCTACCTATATTAATACCATACGGAGGATCAGTAAATACCATATCTGCCTTTTCGCCATTCATTAGCTTTGCAACTTGGTCTGAATCTGTACTATCGCCACATAGTAACCTATGCTCTCCTATCTCTATTAAATCTCCTAATACTATATCCGTTTTTATTTCATCTGGCATTTTGTAATCATCCTCCTCTGCCTCAAGTTCCTTTACAGATAAATCTACAGGCAAATCTAAACCCCAATCCTCTAACTCATCAACATCCCATTCATTAGCTAAGTCATCCCAATCCCATTCTCCAAATCCTACATTATCCTTAACTATAAATTCTCTCTGTTGCTTCTCTGTAAGCTGATCTGCTTTTAGAATGTATACTTCTTTCAATCCAGCCTCTTGGCATGCTCTCAATCGCATATTGCCTCCGAGTACAATATTATCTTTATCTACTACTATTGGACGTATCTCTAACATCTCTGGAAACTCCTTTATTGACTTTACCAGCTTTTTGAATTTATCATCCTTTATTAATCTTGGATTATTAGGATTCGTTTTTACCTGGCTTATCTTTATCTTCTCCGCTTTCATTAGTTATTGTTATATGATCCGTGTTTTCGTATATGACCTCTACTTGCTCTCCAGAACTTTCAAACCTCTCCCTCATTTCTGCTATTCTCTTCTTATGCCTTACAGGATTGCCTACTATCTTAATCGCCATAAGCCTCATATACTTTATGCATTCTATTCATTATATCTCTGAGGCAACTGGAGCATGTAGTAAATTGCTGGCGCGCATTGAATACTCTATTGTATATTACTAACATTTCTTTTTGTTCTGTAGGCTTCATTACTCCCTTATTACCTTTAAACCAATCATCCAGCCATTTGTATTCGTTTTCCTGTAGGCAGTCTGCTTTATATCTGCTTGGGAATAGGTTATTAAGTTTCTCCTTTCTCTCATCACATCCGCAATCATCTCCAGCTAACCATTTAACTGCTTTCTTAATTCCTGTAGCTTCGGTTATCTTTTCTACTACATCTCCTAAACCTTCAACCTTCTGGGATTTCTTCCATTGCTTGTACTCTTTAGAGCGCTTATCTAAGCCTTCATAATAATTTACATCTTTCTCCATAATTTTAAATTAATTCGTAATCTTCATTTATATAATCTTCATAATCCTCTGCGCATTTCTCTCTCAATCTCTCTTTGCTTTTCTTTATGCTATAGAATATGGTTTTTGTACTTATTCGTGTTTCTGATGCTATCTTACGCATGCTCATTCCAGAATCTCTATACAATTGGAATAATCTTCTATCAAAGTATTCCCATGTATCCATCTCCTCATTTATCTTTATTTCGAGCTCGTACTCTGCCTGGCCCTTGCTGATATAATCATATTCTACGCCCATATTTTTTAAAACCTCCTCAGATACTTTTTGTAATTTCTTCTGCTCCTTTTGTAGATCATAAACGATGCACCGAATAATTAAAAAGATGTAACTCATATTTACATCTCCTTTCTCATTAACTAATCTTGCTGGATCGCCATGCTTCAATATTTTTATGTACATCTCCTGTACGATATCCTCCGCCATAAACTCCTCGCCAAAACTTTTAACCATCCGCAGATAATCCTCATGATATTTAGCAACTTGATTAATCCATTTCATGACCGTACTCTAACAAATGTAGCTATTTTTTTTTAGTACATGTATAACGTACTTATTAACTCAGAGTTGTTAATAACGAAAAAAGGCGCACATTTCTGCACGCCTTGCTCAACAATTATTAATCTAAAGGTTAAAACACCTTTTGCAAATATACATTAAAATGGTAAATCATCTCCTCCTCTTGCCATTTTAGCATCATGCTTAGCATCTTCATTCCCTCCAGCCTCTACTTCGGCCTGGTAAGGCTTACTAAATGTAGCGCTAAAGTATTTATTACCATTCTTAGATTCATTTACCCATAAAGCTACTTCTTTCTGTACTCCATCAATTACTGCTTTACCTTTGTAATCTGGTTGTGAATCCGTTTTTTTGTAATCATTCTTAAAGATTGCTCCCGTGTTGTTTTTCTGTTCCATATCTATTTATTTATTATTTCATTTTTAGCTTCTTTTAAACTCTCTTGATATTTCTTTTCAATCTCCTCATCAGATGCACTTTGATCCAGCAATCTCTCAAATTGTTTATGATGATGCTTAATCAATTCTCTAATAATCCAGCTTATACTTTTATTGTTATAAAATCCTTTGCATATTCCAATGAGCAGACTTTTTTCTCCTTTAGTTACTCTGACATTTATATTCTCTGTTAATCTTTCTGTACTCATTTTAATTGATTTATTACTTGATCATAATATACTCTGCATTCTTTTACTCTATCATAGATAGCCTTTACTATATCTTTATCATATTTTATATGGAATGATTTAATTCGTTTATCCATAGGTATATGATCAAATACATGCTTAGCCTCTACCTCTGCCCTTAACTCTTCGCTCTCATCAATTAAATGATGCTTCCAATGCGCTCTCCTTATCTCATCCTCTACAATATCATAAGGAGTATTTACTAAGCAATATGCTAATATAGATTTTCGCTTTCCTGTAAGTGCCATGTATCCCTGTAGCTGATACATATAGTCTTTATTAGGTATCTCCTCTGCAAAAAATGGGAATGTAGATGCATCGTATGAACTTTTTACATCAAGTAAACAGGTATCCGTGTTTACATCTGGAGTACCTGTAAGAAAATCATTCTCAAAGAATTCCGTATTCTTATACATAAATCCCATATCTAAAACATCCTGTGCAAGATCAATAGATTCTCTTTCTACCTCGTTTCCCTTATCCGTGTATCTGCTGGAGAATTCTTTTCGTATTCCATAAATCTCTTCTAATGCTAACTCCTCAAGATAGCTTTTGCAAGTCTTACTAAGAACTTCAGACTTGCTTCTCGCATTGGTCATAATCTTCCCAATAGCGCTACATCTAATCTTCAACATATCTCTAAGGCTTTAGTTTGTAATGGAGTTAATTCGAATTTAGATGTAATCTTATCCTTAGATATCTTACCCTCTTGTAATGCTTTCAATGCATCCTCAAAGCGCTTTTTAGATAGCTTTTCTTTCTTTGAAATTAATACTCCGCTTTTATTATGCGTATTAGTAGCATCTGCATCTTTTGTGTCATCAATCAAAAATAAGCCGTTCAAAGCATACTTGCGAGCATAACTACTACTGCTCCCGAATGACTGCGCTATATCCATTCCTTTTCTTGTTGGATCAATACCAGCCTGTGCTTTTACTGCTTGCATTTTATTGCCATCTGTAATTACTGCCGTAGCTTCTACATACATATATCCAGCGGC